CCCTACCTATTGATTGAAGATTTCTAATACGAGACTTATAAGGACTAGCGAAAATAATGTTATGCAAGTTCCTAATGTTGATGCCAGTACTGAATACACCGAAACTTGCCACGATGATGTGACCTGTGTTTCTTTCTGCAATGGCTCTAATATTTTCTCTGGTTTCAGTATCGGTATTACCATAGACAAGATGTACATCATTGGTCTTCTCCTTTATCATTTTGAACAACTGCTCTCCATGTTTGATAAGAGAGAAAAGTATCAAAGTATTGCCTTTTTGGTCCACCGCTAGATTCCGAATCAAATTATTCCTTTTAGGATATTCAGTTATATAACTGATTTCATCATGATATTTACGTATTATACACTCTTTTTTCTCATAAGTCAAGACAATTCCATGTACTTTTATATCAGAAAGTTGTTTATTATCAATAAGTTGTTTGGTTGTAGTAACCTGTTTTACTGGTCCAAACAGACCTTCAAGAACTAGTCTGTGACACTGATATCCATCCAAAGTACCAGTAAAACCAAACTTATATTCACAATTAGTAGTTTTATGCATAATCTTTTTAAGTGAATCTGCCTTGAAGGTATGAGCTTCATCACCTATAATTGCACCAAATCTATCAAAGTAATTTTTAGGCATTTGGTACAATGATTGCCAAGTAGAGATATATACGAGTTTTGGAGATTCTTTTTCTCTACCTCCATATATACGATGGCAATAATATTCAGAGTTCCATCCATAATCTTTAAAATCTTTGTACATCTGTTCGACTAGAGATGTGGTAGGAACTAGAAGTAGTATGTTTGTTAATTTTGGATCGTAAAATACTTTCTCAAAATAACGAATGAGAATGTAGATAATTAATGATTTACCAGATGCAGTAGGACTAACAAGGATGCTACGGCCATTTCGTATTGCATGGTGTACGGCATCAATTTGATAGTCTCTAGGTTGTAGAGGTATTTTGAGATTTGAGATAAAAGATTCAACATCTTCTTTGTGAGTAGCTAGGGTTGACCATTCTCCACCTTGTATTGAGTAATTTCTTTTCTTTGCAAAGTCTCTTAGATAATCTAAAAGACCTACATAAATTTGATTGACTCTAGAATCAAAGAGTCTAATCTTTCCATCCCACATACGATTTTTGTACGCAGGCATATATTTTGCTTCAGGAACCCAATAACTAAAAAAGTCATTGAGCTCTCTTGCGATACTTCTTTCACATTCAACTTGAAGAAATACATCATTCTTCTTGTGAACAGTTATATCAACCATAGTCTCCAATAAACCAACATACTAAAGAATGTCTTACTCCACTTGTAACTAATGTCACTCTATGCCATTTGTAAGAGGGAAACCAAATAATTTCTCCTAACTTTGGAGAAATATTGTATACTCTGTCATCACTATTTGGAGCTCCATGTTCCATCTGTAACGTACCACCCTCATAATTATCATTCAATATCATTGTAAACGATAATTTTCTTATTCCTAGAGGATTTCTTTTTTTACCTACGTCTGTGTGCCAATTATAGTAATCTCCTTTTTCATAAACTGTATATTGAAGATTTTCTACATTTGTTATTTTTAGTTCCCATCCACCAAGTTCATTTGCATTATTAGCTAGTCTGAACAGTTCTTTTCTTATTTTTTCATTTGGAGTTAGAAAAGATACTTTACTGTTTCTTTTCTCTGATATTTTTCCAGATGCAGTTCCCTGTTTAAATTCTTTATAAGATTCTTTTGCCCAAGTATAGAGTAAATTATTATCTAGTGGAATAGACAGATAATCGTATCCTAACATCACATTCCCGATTCAAATTTTCTCCAATCAATTGCATTTTTTATTTGAAAACCTCTGTTACCAATCTGTTTCACAATTTCCTGAAGATAATCTACAATAGATTCGTGATAATCCACCTCTTTTTTCTTTTCAATAAACTCTTCATCAGCCTCAATGAAGGTTTTTTCCTCGTCTTTGGTTTTCAGTTTTATAGGAAAATCACCCTTCTCTTTATAGACATCCTCTGAAGCCTTTCCAGAGTAGTATATCCATTTGTTTCTACGGATGATTGACAGTTCATTTCTGGCTTTTTTATATGCAAGAGAATGTTCTGTAAGGAGTTGTAAATATTTGGAATGTAATGATGGGATTCTCAGGGATTCCACATCTAATTGAAGATCGTTAATCTTCAAATCTTTTTTTACTTTTTGTTGTAATTCAGTTAGTGATATCATAATCTATTCATCAAAGGGAGCAGTCCGTCACCCTAAGTATGTTGTCGCACATAATTTGAGTGGACTATTAAAATAATACTCTGGACTGCTCGAAATTATTTATGTGGCATTTTTAAACTCATAATACATGAATCTAAAAGTAGCGTCCGCTTTAAAATATTCAACATCTGTAGCATCTTGAGCATATGCAAGTCCAGAAAGACTTGTTGGAAAAATGTCTTTGAATGCTACTTCAACTTTCGGTATGTTTTTTGAATTGTAAATTATCAATGTAGCTTCATCGTATACTGGTCTATCACTTGGAGTGGTTACTGTATTTCCTACTCTATTCGATGCAGTCAATGTTCCGCCAGGATTTGAACCACTTGAAAGAACAGAAGAAAACTGTGAATGTTGTTTTGGAAATCCAACTCCAACAATCCAATCCCATAATTCTCTATAGTTCTGTAGTTCTTCATCCACCAGAAAAGTTATATTAAGAGTCTCAAATGTCAATTTGTCTCCAGTAACATAGGTATCTGAAAGTGGAGTAGGAAACAAAGCTTCTCCAAGATTTATGCCTGGAAGATTAACATTTGTACAAAACCATTCGACCTTAGTAATTCGATTGAAACGAATTCTCCAAGTAGTTTGTGAAGCGTAATCTAAAACTGTGGGTTGACTTGTATCGGCCATAATTTACCTTTACAAGTATTTATGTGGGATTTGAGAGGGGAATAAATCCCCTCTCAAGAGTGATTACATGATATTATTCACTCGAGCTCTGCGATAGTAAACATTCGCAGAAGGAGCAAGAGCATTAACATCAATGTTTGTTGGGATTGATGAACGAGCAAATGGATTCTCGGCCATTCCATAACGTGTTTTAAACGCAATTTTTGGCTGGAAGTCATTTTCTCCAATCGCACGAACCATTTGCAATGGAACGTATGGGCAGTAGAACAGTCCTGCATCATAAGCAGAAGCACCACGATACCCAGCGACATACCAGTTTCCGGCACCAGTTGCAAGAGACTCATATGGGTCAACATAGACCTTAATTCGTCCATTGATTGTTCCGGCAAAAGTATTTCCAGTTGTGTCAACATTAAGATTTGTTGACATATTTGGAGCATAGTCCAGAACACCGGCCATTGACAGAGCGGAAGCTACGTCAGCGGAACACATGAGGATATTACCTTTTCCTCTTCGTGTTTCGATTCCGATAGCGTTACAATCACGCTCGATTTGGAAAAGAAGTCCTTTGAACTTCTCTACTGACCATCGACCATTTGAATCTGTATCAAGGTCAAATATTCCGTCAGCGGTTACTCCCAGAGCACCTTTTTTAGCAACTGTGTAGATTGAACGAACAACCTCACGATTGATTTCAGCAAGGATTTCAGTTGAGAGAATGTTAGACAATTCGGATTCTGCATCCAGACCATGAATAGCTTTCAGGTCTTGTGCAAGTTCCATTGTGTACCCAGCACGCAAGGCACGTGTCCTTGCAGTAACTTGAGTTTTTTCAATGGTAAAACCCATGTCCTGAAATTCCCCATCTTTAGCACTAGAGTTTGTGCCTGGGAAATCACCAGTTGGGGTACTTGGGTCATCTGAACCAGTTGAAGGACCACTAATAGCTTCAGCTTGTGCTGTGGTCATACCAGCTCTGACGTTATAAACTCCGTCTGGTGAACCTCCAGCAACTGTTTGAGGAGCAGTTGCACCAGAATCGTTAAGAACGCCTGGGTTTGAACCGACTTGTTTAATGTCTCCGGCACCGACTCCACCTCTACCACTAGCAGAAGTTTCAGCTCCATCAAAGAGAGCTTCGGTGAATCCTGTGTCTCCACCACCATAACGTGCCTTCATGGCAAAGATGAGTCCTGTAGGTCCACTCATTGGTTGAACACCACAAACATCATAAGCCATCAAGTTAGGCATTGCACGGCGAACCAGTGAAATCAATACTGGGTCAAACGTAGCAGCTGCACTTGCGGCCATGTCAGCTTCCGCCAACATTGAACGTGTCTCTTTGAGTTCACGCTCTTGGTTTTCCAAGATAACTGAGGTAACAGCTCGTTTATAAGAATCTGTGATCTCTGGGAGATCGGGATGATTCAAAACTGGTTGCCACTTTTCTTGGAGTTGTTCTGCATTGTACATATAGTACTCCTATTTAAAGTGATTATTGTTTAGCACGTTGAACGTCACGACCAATGGCTTTTAAATACTTGTCCATTGAATCGGTCACTTCAACTGTTTCTTCTGTAGTAGTTTCTTCAGTTCCCTCTTCGGTAAGAACCTCTTTGGAACCAAAATAACTTTCTCTGATTGTCTTGAGTTTTTCCGTATAGGATTCCTCATCAGAAAATTCTACATCTTCAACCAGACTTTGGAACTT